GGTTCGTGTCTGTACATGGTGGATTACCTCTGTGCCCGGATGGGCGATGGAAGGGGTGATGCAGGTGTGGCTGGCTGCCGAAGTCCAGCTTTTATCCGTTTCCGGTTTTCCCTCGGATATACCGATTGCGGCTAATCCACTGCATCGGGGGTTGCTCTGCATGACGTTTGACTCCCCTCTGCTAACGCGCAGGAAGACGGTACTCAGAGCAACCTCCGATGCAGGCTCGTTACGTGAGCCATTCGGCCTGCTACCGATACCCGGCAGGCGCTAGGTAGGAGTTGTCTTCCGTGACGCCGGATCGGCTCCAGCTGAGTCTGTGGCGCTACCAGCACCGGGCGCCCTCGGTTATTACAGGCCCGTTAGGGTCTGGCCTGGCTGGCTCAGGGTTTATGGCGCCACCACTCCCACGCATACAGCGCAGCTAGTACGCAGATGAGGAGGAGGGTTTTGGGCAGGGTTAGCATGTGGTGCCGCTGGCCTTGGCGAGGGCGGCACGCAATTCCTTGTGCGCATCGGTCTGGATGCTCAATGCGTTCACCTTCATTGCCGCCGCGAGCAATTCCGGCGCGGCAGCAATCAACGCGAGCGGAGCCCAGTGTGTCGGGGTTGCATTGATGTACGGCCAAACAAACCGCTTAGGGTTTGCAAACCCATCCGGCTGCCCATAGTGTCCATCAGCAATCCTGCCGTTCCTGCCGCGTAGCAAGATGCGTGTGCCGTCTGTGGGTGCAGTCTCAATCGGCTGCCATTTCATTTGTTTGCCTCGCTACGTCTAGGTACATCCTCCCACCGACCCGGCGCCACCTGCGCCCGGATCGTCGCGGACTCCCCAGGCTGCGCCGTGTAGTACGGCATCGCCTCGCCGCGCACAATCCATTCGCGCTGCTCGCCGGTATCCACGTCGCGGACTATCACGATCTCCTCGCGCCCGCTGGCAATCCGATATTCTGCACTGCTGCGGTCGTGCCATTCCGCCCACCCTTCTGCCGCATCGGCGGGGTCAGTCGCCGGGATCGTCGCGCCGTCTTCCTGCTCCTGGCCCAGGTCCGGGCACCAAACAACGTATGTACTCATCTCTCTCTCCATTCTGTTAATCCCCGCTGCAGCCTGTAGCCAAGCTGCGGGGGTGGGGTTAGGCCGGAAGCTTTCCGCCAGCCTGTAGAAGCTCTGCGCACTCGCGAGCAAAAGGCCGCGGGTTCATGTGCACCTTCAGCGTCATCGCCCGCTGCGCCTTCATGAAGTCATCCAGAGCGATCTCCATCATCGCTATCGGGTCGGCTTCCATCGCTGCGGCAGCTTCCTCAGCGCCGCCGAACCACTTGGCCAGGCGGCGTGCACACGATTCAGCCGCATCGTTTACGGTTTGTTCGCTTACGCCAAAATCAGTCATATCCGTTCTCCGGTTGTCTTCCCGCTGGCCACTCTTGCGAATGGCCAGAAGTGAATGTTCCGTTCTCCGTTGCGCGCTATGCCGAGTCGTCTCAGGCCCTGGTCAGCTACTGGCGTCTTCCAGGGCGGCGGTTGCGCAACTTCGCGTGGCTGCATGTGGAGCCACGGCCAGTTCCAGAGCTGGCATGGGGCGGGGGGATTTGTAGAGCGCGATGTATGCCGAAGCAGACCCCGCCGCGCTGATCCTTAATTCTTAAAGAACTTCCGGTTGCCCGAGGCCCTTCGGCCTGTCTCTGCGCTGTGTTGCGCTTCGATGGGTGTAAATCTACAACCTGCACTTGTACGTTGCAAGTGGTATTTACAATTATTTTGCTAGGCATAGTTGTAAGTCCGGGCAATAAAAAACCCGCTCAGGGCGGGCTTTGCATTTGCAGGTTGTCGCGCTACATCTTATGCGCGTTCCAGACCAGCAGAACGCGGGCCAGTACACGAAAACCTTCCAGCTCAGATGGCTTGATCTCTATCGGCGCGTAGCGGGGGTTGTCCGAGATCATCACGACCACGCCGCCTGGCTGGCGCTGAATGCGCTTGATGTAGAGGTCGCCGTCGATTGCCATCACATAGACGGCATCCATGCGTAGCTCGTTCACGCCACGATCCACCAGCAGTAGGTCGCCGTCAGTAAATGTGCTTTCCATTGAATCGCCGCGACCCGTGATGATCGCGAGGTTGTTCGGGCTGCTCACGTTAAGCGACTGGCGCACCCAGTCCGCGCTCACGCTCATTCTTTCGATGATATCCACATATCCGTCCGGCTGGGCTGATCCATGCCCCATCGACCCGGTTACATCAAGGCGAGGGACAACAACGGTCTTCCCCATAGAGGGAGCACCCGGTCGGTCCGATACTAGCCTTAGGCCGCCACTCGAAACATTGCCGTCCATCAATTCCGCGACGCTTACGTTAAGGGCTTCGCAGAGCTGCTGCATGCGTCTACCGCGCGGCAAAGTCTCCCCCGCCTCCCACTTCTGGACGGCCTGGGGGCTGATATCCAGCAGGCGCGCCAGTTCGGACTGATTCAGCCCTGCCGCCTCGCGTGCCTTCTTGATGCTTCGAGCAATGTCGTTCATATCCAAGATCGTACAAGCTCTGGTTGTAGTTGTCATTGCACTTCTTCCTTGTAATGGGGCACCTTTTGAGTGTAACCTATGCTTGTAGTTCCAACATTAGGTTGAAGAAAATGGCAGAGACCGCAATCCAAAGAGCAGCGAGGGAGGCGGGGGGGCAGTCCTCATTGGCTCGCCATCTCGGCTGCACGCCGCAGGCAATCCAGCGCATGTGCGCGTCTGGCCGGGTGCCAGCTGAGCGAGTGCTGCAAATCGAAAAGGTAACTGGCGTTTCGCGCCATGAGCTGCGCCCGGATCTGTACCCGATGCCACGCAAGCGCAAAGCCGCATGAATCGCAGGCACAAAAAAGCCCGGCTGCAACCGGGCTCCTTAAACACCAATGAAACGAGAGAAACAACATGACTAATGTATCCCAAAAAAACCTGATTCTCAACCCTAAGAGCGGCGAGACCGATCTGACGGCGATCATCAAAAATATCTCCCGCAAGGCTGACGAGCACGGCCTTTGCGTCATGGCGCCCGGCATCGCATCTCGCATTGTTGATGAGCTTAACTTCCACGGCCAACGCCGGGTTAAGAAGGCGCGCGTAGCGGAAAACCTGAAGCTGATGCGCGATGGCGGCTGGGAGCCGCACGTTTCCACGTTGGTTCTCTGCGAGCTGCCGGATGGCTCGCTGACGCTGATTAACGGGCAGCACCGCTGCTGCGCAATTGTCGAGCTTGGCGCGCCGGTGAAGACGAAGATCGACATCATTCCGGCCCGCGACGCTGATCATGTTCGCAGCCTTTACGCGAAGTACGACGCAAAGGCCTCGGTGCGCACTGAGACTGAGCTGGTCAAGGCGTCCGGCATCGCTGACGCGTTTGGCATCAAGACTCGCACCGCCGAGATTCTGATCAAGGCCGTCCCCATCGTAATGAACGGGATGGAGCCGAACACGCGTATGCCGGGGCGCGAGCACCTGAACCAGTTTTCGTATCGGCTGGAGGCTGCGGCCGGATGGTCGCGCGAGGCTGCCGAGTTCGACGAAATCACTACCTGCGCCGAGCAACATATCCGCCGCAGCTTGCTGCGTGCCGGGACGATGGCGGTCGCCATTTACACCCTGCGCCACTGTCGTGAGCGCGCGTTTGAATTCTGGTCTGGCGTTGCGATGAACGATGGCCTTCGCAAGACCGACCCTCGCGCCCGCCTGATCGCCGACTTTGCTGTGCGCACCCTGGCCAGCGGTTCCGTTCGCCAATCGGTACAGCAGTCGGCCCTTGCCTGGAACGCGTTCTACGAAGGGCGCGAACTGAAAATCATCAAGTGCATCGAGGGCGCGGAGATCGTGATCGCCGGGACGCCGATGCGCAAAGGGGGCGCCAAGTGAGAGAAGTTAAATCTATCTCGCTTCGCCGCGTGGACCTGTCGGGCAGCCGCCCGACCGTTCCCGAAACGGTGAACGCGATGGCTAAGTCGCTAAGCGATGTTGGCCTGATCAACCCGATCACTGTTGTCGCCGCAAAGGTCTACGACAACTCCATTTTCGTCGATGGCTTCCGCGTGGTGGCAGGAAACCACCGCGTAGCCGCTGCTCGTGCGCTGGGCTGGCAGGAGATCGACGCGTTCGTGATTGCCGACGATGACCGCCTGGAAAACGAGCTGCGCGAGATTGACGAGAACCTGTGCCGCGCCGAGCTGACCCCGGCGCAGCGGGCCTATGCCATCAAGCGCCGGAAGGAGATTTGGGAGGCGAGGAGTCCGAATAGTGGAAAAACTTTTTCCACTATTGAGCCGCGCACCCCTGGTCGCCCGAAAGAGTTCGCTGCCGACACGGCCGCCGTCACAGGCCAGACCAAGCAGTCGATCAATCAGCACGTCTCCCGCGCCGAAGCCCTGGGCGACGACCTGCTGGAAGTGACCGGCACTTCGCTGGACAAGGGCGTCGAGCTGGACGCACTGAAGGCCATGCCGGAGCCGGAGCGCAAAGAGCTTATCCAGAAGGCCAAGGCTGGCGAGAAGGTCACTGCCCGTAAGCAGCAGGAGGCCCCATTGAGGGCCTCTGAGGCTGTTTCTATGGTGATCCGGCAGATGGATATCTTTCTGATGGTGCTCGCCACTAGCGGCATCTCAGTCGATCAGCTGGCGGACCGCTTTGCGGATGAGTTCGACCATTCCGACGCTGCAACTAAAGCCAAGGTCGAGGCCGTCATCCCGCTGCTTGACGCGCTTGGCCGCATCGGTGCGGAGCTTGATCTTGAGGAGGCCGCATGAGCAAGCAGCTTTCCTTTCGCAAGAAGATGTCCGTCCTGTCCAAAACCGAAGGCTGCTGCGCCTATTGCGGGGCAGACGTGTCCAGCGCCGGATTTGTCGTTGATCACGTCTACCCGCGCGCCCTAGGCGGGGGCAATGACCTCGGCAATCTGCTGCCCGCCTGTTCGCCATGCAACACCAGCAAGGGCAAGAAGACGCTTGACCAGTTCAGGCTTTTTTCCGCAGCCAAAAAGGTGACTGGCGAGACGGTGTTCGGGCAGGCGCAACTGGAATATCTGCTGCGCGTGGGCGCGTTCCCAGTGCTTGGGTTTGATGAAAAACACAAGTTCCATTTTGAGATGGCGGGGGGCAATTGACATGCAATTCACCCTGACGATCAGCCAGACCAAATCCCTTGAGTGGGGCTTGAATGCCCAGCAGGCGATGCTGTTCGCATTCGTCTATGAGTGCCCGAGCTGGGCTAACCCGGTGCCGACTGGTGAGGGCGTGTTCTACGCCCTGAGCAAGCGCAAGATTGTTGATGAGCTGCCGCTGCTGACTGACAAGCCCGACACCGCCTACCGCCTGCTGAAGCAGCTAGCCGCTAGCGGCGTAATCGACCTGTCCCACACCAACAAGATCACCCTGGTTCGCCTAACCGACAAGGGTCGCGAATGGAACCGGGCGGTTGATGGGTCGGAAAAATATCCGAGCAAGGAAGCGGCTGATCGGAAAAATATCCGAGATACCTCGGAAAAATCTCCGACCAACGTCGGAAAAATATCCGAGGTTGGGTCGGAAAAATCTCCGACAAATCAGGCTACCAGTAATCAGGATACCAATCAGGAAACCAGTAATGCTGTTCCGGCTGCGGCAAGCGCTGCCAGCGGGGTGGTGATTCCATTCGAGGCGCCGCGCGTAGAGATCCCGGCTGATATGCCGGGGCCTAAAGATCAGGGCTGCAAAACCTTCAAGACCTGGGCCAACTACGCGATGGCCTACCGCAAGCGCTATTCAGCCTGGCCGGTATGGAACGCGAAAGTCGGCGGCCAGATCAGCCAACTGATCGACCGTCTAGGTATCGACGTTGCGCACAGCGTTGCAGCGTTCTACGTCACCGTGAACGACGCGCGCCTGATCAATGACTGCCACAGCCTGAATCACCTGCTCGCCAAGTGCGAAGCCTTCCACACCCAATGGCAGACCGGCCGCCAAATGAACGGCCGCACTGCGCGCCAGATGGAAGACACCCAAGCGAACGTGAACGCAGCCCAAGAGGCCGCGCGCCTCATCATGGATAAGGAGGCGATCAATGCTTTCCTCTGATCAACTGGCCGCGCTGGCGGGCGCCGTGTGTGCCACCGCCGAGACGCTTGGCCAAACCATTAGCCCCGGCGCCGCAAAGATGATTGCGGAAGACCTGGCCGACTACCCAGCAGAGGACATTCGCGCCGCGCTGCAAGCGTGCCGCCGCGAACTGACCGGCAAGCTAACACTGGCTGCCATTCTCCAGCGCGTACAGGCTGCCGATGGCCGTCCTGACCCGAACGAAGCTTGGTCGCTGGCCCTGGCTGCGTCTGACGAATTCGACAGCGTTGTCCTGACTGACGAAATCCAGCTGGCTCTCGGCGCAGCCCGCGCCATTCTCGACGCTGGCGACAAGGTGGGGGCGCGCATGTCGTTCCTGTCCGCCTACCAGCGCCAGGTTGATACCGCTCGCCGCGAAGGGAAGCCGGTTAACTGGAAGCTATCGCCCGGTTTCGACCAGCAGCGCCGCCTGATGGCCGTCGAGGAAGCTGGTCGCCTCGGTCGCCTGCCTGCGCCGGTTGTGCAGCAGTACCGCGCTCAACTGACCCATGAGCCGATCACTCAAGACGGCGCCGCCATTGCTGGCCTGATCACTGGTCGCGTCGCTATGCCGACCCCTGAAGTTCGCGCCAAGTTGCGATTGGTGAAAGAAGCCGTTGAAGAGAGCCAGGCCGCGAAAGAGAAAGCCCGTCTCGCTGAAATCAAGGCGATGCAGGAGCGTTTCGAGGCGAAGCGCGCGGCGCAGCTAAAGGCACTCAAGGAGCTGGAGGCCAAGGCATGAGCACCTCTATCGGAACCGGCCGCCTGCACGAGGGCGGCCTTGACTGCCGGAACCTCTGCGAAATCTGCGGTACCAGCCGCACCACTCGCCGGCACCAAGCCTGCGCGCAGATCCGCAAGGCCATCTACTCCGCGCCAGCCGCTCAGCGCCTAGAGGTTCAGGCACTCCAGCGCCAGGGCT